AATAAGTCATAGGTTGTCGTTAAGTTTTCTGCTGTGGCTAAAAATAATCTTAAGTTGGTTTGATAAGATCCTGTTGTAAGATTTTTAATTTTATCCAGATCTGAATCGCTAAACAATACAAGAGTTCGTCTAATATTATCTTGTAGTAGAGGCTCTGTAGGAATTGGGTCTACAAAATAGTTTAGAGGGGTGTCACTGTTTTTTACAGTAACTTCTAATATCTCATCAAGGCCTGTATTTCTAGCAGGCTCTTTAGAGTACATTGTAGCGTCAGCAGAAGCAAATATTTTATATACGGCCATTTCTTTATTTTTACATTGTTACAACACGACCTTGAATATCTTGCTTAGGATATTTAACTTCAAATATAGACGGGTCAAGTGAAGGATAAATAACGCCATCTAAAGTACCAGCTTGAATATCATAAGCATACTTAGAATAGCCATTAGCAACTCCTGTTTTATTTACAATATTAACTGATTTTACTGTTTGAACTCCTTCAATTTGATCTAGTATTGAATATATGTCTCCTAAAATAATAGGCTCATTAATTTGCCAATTATCTACATTGAAATAATCTTGTAAAGCTAAAATAGATCTTGCAATAACGTCTTGGCTAGTGTAATTAGGTCTAATAATAATGTCAAAATTACAAGCAATGTTTATAATATATGCCGGTTTGATGTTTACAGCATCAGTCAACATACGATAGTCTTTCAAATATGTTTGTACATTTTGTAGCATAGCAGGAGATGGTACATCCAATTGTCCATCACTGTTTAAGCCAAGGATGTATAAACTAACTGAAAGAGGATCCATTTGACTTGAATACTGGTTCATATAGTTTCTAAAAGTAGCATCATCTTTTGTTATGTAGGCTTTTGCTACTTCACCATATTGAGAAGGCATAGACATTACTCTTGCCAAATAATCTTGTTGAGTTACAGCACGAAGCTGAGATGGGAATTGTGCTGCTATATTAAATCTAAGTTGTTCAACAGAATCTCCGTCACCTCCACCAGCAGCTGGTTCTGTATTATTAACAACAATAGTGTTTTGATAAGTTGTATTTCCTGATACAGTATACGATACTATCTCAGTTAATTGATTAGATAATACGTTTGCAGAAGCGCCGCCACCTACAAGATACTGGAATGTAATTGAAGTATTCTTAGGAGCAAGACCATAAGTTTCAGTAGTTACAAAATTAGTTGGATCAAATGAGCTTGATAGTGTACTTAAACCACCACCTGTTAAACCAACACTAACTGCATTTGGATTAGGTATGATAGCAGTATCAGCAACAGCGTTAATACCAGAACCAAACTCTATATCTAATGATCCATCTATACGGAACCTAGAAACAAAACGTCTAGGAACAATCAGCTTTTGGATCATATATGGAACCTGATTCTGGAATTGATACAAACTAGGGTAGTTGGCTGCTGTATTCTGAACTGGGTTTAAAATGTAATCTTGAGCAAGATAAGGCACTTCATACCAAGTATTACCATTAGCATCTTTAGCTTCAAGAATAGTTATGATAGAATTGTCTTGTAAATTAATCGTGGTAAAACGTTGAGCAGCACCAAAAGAGAAAGTCTGGGTTTTAACTTGACCAGATATTGCTTGAACTGACTTTTTTAATAAGTAAGATGTAGGAGCCCCAGATCCATTTACAGTATAAACCTCTACAGTTGTTGGATCTAATGATGATGATGTTGTAAAATCAATCTTTTGTGGTACATAGAATAATACAGAACTATTCACATTAGACTTAACTTGCATGCCTTGCTCAATAGTCATAGCATAAGTAAAGTCAGGAACAATATTACCTGCTGAGTTTTGGGCTGGTACTTGTTGATAAACATCTAGCATTACTGTAGCAGCTGAGGTTACTTTAGGTCTGTAACCTAGCATATAAGCCATGCTATATAAATTACCTTTCTGCTTAGAATATTGTAGATATGTTTCTTGGATCTGATTGTCTAGATAGAAAGAAAGTACGTCTCCTACATAAGAAGCCATCTCAATAAACATACTACCAGGAGAGGCTTGGGTAAAGTCATTATAGACAGTAGGATAGTACGACCTAGCATACTCGATCAAATCGTTTCTGAACGACGTAAAGTCTTTATTAAGATATTTTATATCTACTTGATTCAACATTTTTATACGTTTTGAATTGTCATCGTAACTGAATCATTTTCGTTTGATCTTAGTAGTCTGTAACTAAATTTTATGTTTATTGAGTTATAGTCAGGGTTTCCAATTATGTCAAGAGTTACTATTTGAACATTTGGGAAGTTAGCTTCTATCTGAGTTCTGATCGAGTCTTTTATATCTTCAAAAGTAACCTGGTTTATTGGTTCAAATAGCCTAGCTCTAAGACCAGCTCCAAAAGTAGGATTAAAAGGCCTTTCTCTTGGATCTGTCAACAAGAAGTTGATTAGATTATATTTAGTCTGTTCTCTAGTAGTGTATACGGTAGAAAATACGTTTTCAGCATTAAAAGGAATCTTGACACCGATTCCAGTAGACGGGCGCAAGTCAAGGACTGATATTTTCTTTACTCCGTATGCCATTAGATTTCACCTCTTTCTTTTAATTTACTCATTAGCCCAGTAAAGTCTGGAACCTCATTAATCTGGACGGCATTGATGTTTGAACTAGGCCTAGCAGATCCTAACATTCCTTCAACACTTCCAACACTTACTTGGTTAGGCTGGAAGGCTAGAGCTGGGTGAACATCTGCTGAGGTCATAGAAAAATCTTCTTGAAGCATAGACTTGGCAGTATCATTTAAGAAGGCTGACATTGGGTTTGAAGTATCAAATTTGATCTGAGGTCTAGAAGCCTTGGTGTTTAAAGTACCAGGAATCTTGGCTTTTACCTGCTCTTGTAAGTTCTTTTTAGGATCTTTTACCGCAGGGGCCTGTACTTCTTTGAGAAGTTTAGGTAGTTCTTCTCTTAGAACAGCTCTGAGCTCTTCACGAATTAGCTTTTTTAATGCGTCGATTTGTGCCATATCTTATAAATATTTTAAGGGGATATATTTAATTTTAACCTTGTCTTAATTGTTGGATCCTTTTTTCCGCGTCTTTTATCTTTTTAGTCCTATCTCTTATAACTATTAAACCTATAGGACCCTGAGTGGCGGCTAAAGCTATTTCTCTTTTCCACCCATCAATTTTATCTTCTAGATTTTTTATTTCAAGTTGATTAATTTGGCTGGCTTGTTGGGTTTGTATACTAGAAGAATATCTACCATTAGGATCAGTTTCTTTTAAATCGGCGCCTAATTTTTGACTATTAGCTATCATTTTTTCACGAACTCTCCTTCTTAAGGCGCGGCCTCCTGGGAGGTTGTTTACGAATGTTGTGATTCCAAGATCTTCGTTTTGTTGTTCGTATGTTTCAATATCTGCCAGATCCAATGATACACTATCTAGGTTTAGATCATCAACTCCTAAAAATCTAGCTGCTTCACTAACAGTCACTTGTTCATCTGGTGATAGTGTTGAAAGTCCTATATTAACTAACCCTTTTGATACAAGAAGCACTTTTACTTCATTAATTATAATTAAATCTAAAGAAGCAAATGTAGGAGTTGACTGAGCTACAATATAACCATTCAGATCTCTAGCTATACCATACCTTCTTTTTAAGTTAATAGCCTCATCTACAACTTCTTCAGTTATAATTGATATCGTATAATTTCCAAAACGGCTTTCAGATTCTTGTTGTTGGCCGTTGTATCTATTTAAAAACTCTTGGAGGCGATCCGCGCTTTTAGTAAGATTGTTTATAGTACTGCTAATTTCATTTATTAGCCCTTCATTTTTGTTTGTACAAGCTTCTAGATTTGCTAATATTAGTCTAAGTCTACCTATAATATTTTGTATTGCTGCAACTATACTAGTAGCCAATATCGCTATTAAATTTAATACAGCGGATATTTGTTCAAGCCTTAAAATAAGTTTTCTTTTGCCTTGCTGCTGTAACTTATCTTGATATATGTCTGAGAATTTTGTAGTAATTCCTGTGGTTGTAGTCATATTAGGTATTGGTAACGCTAATATGAAAGCAGAAACTACATTATATATTCTTACTAATAGAATACATATTTTAACTATAAGTTGAAGAGTATTTATGAAATTTAATATCTTTAATGCAATATCATTTATAGTATTAACAGTCTTAACTATAGAATTTATTACTGATGCAGTTTTTTCTGGGTTTAATATTAACCTGGAAAAGTCTTCTAACTCTTTTTGAATAGCTCCATTTAGAGATGAATCAATAAAAGAAATTGCATTTCTTGGATTATTTAGTCCTTGGATAATAATACAGTATTGTCTTATTTTATCTACAGTACTTATTATTCTTTGTACATCTTGATTGTTTATTTGATTAACATCTGTAAATCTATCTAATAAACCTAAACCATTTTGTAAAAAGTTACTAGCAGTTCCTAATTGAGGAAAGTTTTGTTTGAGTACAGGATCATTAATTCCTTGAGTAGGACTTAATATTGTATCACCTAACGCCTCTTTTATTTGTTGTATCAATACAAATAAACCTATCTTACTTTGAGGATTATTATTGTCTAAATAATCTCTATAATAATCATCAATAAACTTTTGTGTATCGTAAGCCTTTTTTTGTAATTGCCATTTTTTTCTAGCTACAGTATCTGTAGAAGACGGTTCTTCGTTTGGATTGAAAATTTGACCTCCTCCAGGAAGATTATTTAATGAGTAATTAAATACATTACATAAATCAACAGAAGAAATACCTTCTAGAAGTTTAATTATACCTTTATTAAGAAGTCTTTTTATTAAATTGTTAGGTTCTTTTCCAGAAGTAAATTTACCATAAAATATTTCATTGACTTTGCCTTGAACTTTCATTGCAAATTTAGCAATAACCCCAATAGCTTTTTCTAAACCTACTGCAGAAGTAGTATTGATATTAAGTTTATCATTACCAAACCTAACCCAGCCAGCATTGAATTTATCTTTGCCAACCCTATTGACGGCTTGTACTCCTTTAACGGACTGCGGATCTAATGTAAGTGGAGTTACTGCCATGATTATCTAGTAAAAGTGTTTTTAGATAATATTTCAGAAGAACTTGGGTTAAGCTGCTGATTCAATAATAACATTTGCTGACTTAATAATTGACCAGCCTGTCTTATTGATTCCATACTTTTACCTTGTTGAGATGTAGAAACTTGGGCTAACAGTATTGCAACAGAATTTAATGTATCTATTAGAGATAATAACTTTTGATTTAGTGAATTTCCTAAAACTATAGGTTGACCTAGATCTTGTGCTTTATTTCCTAACTCAATGATAGGCCCAGCTAATATAATCTTTTTACCAGCATCTAGGTTAATTGTTTCAGGAGAAGATAATCCTACGGCTTGTTTTCCAAATAAAAAAATGGCATCATTTTTTGAATGGAGTGTAACTCTGTCAGAAGTCAGAATTAGTTGATTGCCTTTATATGGAAATACTGGTCTAAACATTATCCTATATTTGCTTGGTCTTGAATAGCCGGAGCTACTACTTCGTTAGAAATCGGAGGTTTTGGAACTCTTAATGTTGGTTGAGATATTGCAGTTATAGGTGTTCCAAAAGAGTTAAGAGGGAAATTATTTATATCCTCTAAAAATATCTCTTGTGTACTAGTCATATAGATAGCAGATCCATCTTTATTTATGTTCTCTACCATATTATTAAACTTAAGGCTTGGACTTACCTGAGCCTGACTATTTAATATGATGGTAATAGGATCTCCATTTTTGCCTGAATTTGACCAGGTATTATCTCTTTTTAAAACTGGTACGGTTGAACCGAACCTTACTGATTGGCCGAATCTACCTTGGATAATAGTGTCTCCTTCAAAAGGTTGAAGGTTTCTTACTAATTGGTTTTCTTGAAAAGTATATCCAAGAGGAAGCGATCCTGAAGTAGCAGTACCAGAATATCCTTGAATATTTACAAACTGCTTTAAGAAGTTAGCATACTCTTCCATGTTAGGAAAAGCACCGTGGTTTGCTCTATTCCATAAGCTATAAGGTGGAAAATAGAAAAATTGTTGATTAGAAGCACGATCATTTAACTTTTCTGATGGTCCAGCCATGATCAAAACAATCTCGTTGACTATTGGATAT